GTCCAGGAGCTCGATCTCATAGCTCACCACCGACTCGCGCGTGCCGACGAGCTTCGCGACCGCATACGCAGCGATGATCTCGCCGCGCGGTCGGCGGAGGTCGATCTTGTGGTGCGGCGGCATGCCGGAGCCAACGTCCAGATCGAAATCGTCGTTCTCGTAGACCAGGTTCGGCGTGAGTTGCACGACCTCGCGCGTGCGCCGTGCCTGTACCACGTATCCTTTCCAGCCGGCCATGTACTGCGCCTTGCCTGCAAACGGCACGAGGAACGCGTGCCCCTTCAGAGAGCCCGGCTCCAGCCCAGCGACGGCGCAGGCCAGCAGACCAAGGTAGATGCTTTCGCGGGTCGCGGTGCGGAGCTTGTCCGCCTTTGGCGCGGACATGTCGAGCAGGCAGAAGCGCACGAGAGCGCGCGGATCGATACAGCCGGTAATCCAGCGCTCCAGCGCTGGGAGCTTCTGCTCGAGATAGGTCTGGTGTTCGGCGACTTGCCGTCGCGCGAGGGCCATCGGATCGCGTGCTGCCTGGTCCTGCATGCGCTGCCCGGACTGCTCGTAGCCGAGCTTGCTCGCGGTGCGTTGCGGTTCTCGCTTGTCGGTCATGCTGCTCCTTGCTGTGGTACCCGCTCTGGGGCACAGAGCAGGCACGGATGGACGTTCGACGACCGCACGCGCCGGTGACATCGCGGGCAGCGATCGCCGTCCAGTGGACGCGGCGCGCTCGGATGCGGTCCCTTCGCAATTCGGTCAAGCTCACGCGTGGTCATCATCCCTCCAGAAGTTTGGGCAACGCAACGCCCATGTACCGCTCTTGGCTACACGGTACGCGCTGGGCTTGCCGAGCTCTCCGGCGTCAACGCGGGTGGCGCCAGAACTCGCGAGCTTGAGCAGGACCTCGTTCCGCACGGATTCCTCCGCGCGCTCGGCCGCCTTGCGCTCGTTGCGGCGCGCTCGCCAGCGCAGCAGGATCTCGCGCCAGGCATCATCCGCGACGACCTCGACAGGTTCCGCGCGCCCGAGCTTCTCGCTCACGTGGAGGCGCCAGGCGTCGCTGTCGTCGACCGTGGGCTCGGTTCCGGACTGGACCATGTCCCAGAAGGAGCGGAGCCGGGCGAGGATCTGGCGCTCGATGGCGGCATCACGTTCGATGCGGAACGGCCCCACGAGTTTCTGGCCGCCGATCAAGCACACGATGTCGACCCACGGGAGGCCGACCACGGCCATCTCGACGCGGCACTGCGCCTCGTACTGCGCCGGCGGGCCGCCGATCCAGTCCTCGGAGAGCCACGCGGAGCACGTCTTGACCTGCAGGAGACCAGACAGCCCGCCGGAGATGAGCTTGCGCACCCACGGCGCATGTCCCTCGGCGTTGGGGTTGAACTCGACGACTCCGACCTGACTCGCGAAGCACGGTGGTTCCTCGACGATGCCATCGGGCGTGGCGCGTACCCACCTATCGAGCGTGTAGCTCGCGGTCGGGACGTAGATGCGGCGCTGGCGGTCCAGCGCGTACTGGCCGCGGATGACAGGTTCCAGTCGCTGTCCCCAGAGCGCCGGCTCGCTCTCCTTGTCGTCGGTCGGCAGCCCGCGGTGCTTGCGCCACACCTTCATCGGGCTCGAGTACTTGTCTAGCCCAAGCACGGCGCCCGCCTCGCTAGCGCCGAGCATGGACTCCTCGCGCTGCTGCTCGACCGCGAGGGCGAGGGTGCGCGGCTGCGGGTCAGCCACGGTCGACCCTCACCGTGGAGGTCGCGCGGCTCAGCGTCCAAAGGCGGAACCGCAAGATCGCGTGAAGCGGTACACCGGCGACATCGTGGACCGCGAGCCAGAAGCGGGCGCGACGGGTGAGGATGTGGTCGCTCATCGCGGAAACTCCTGCCGGCCCGGGAAGTCGTGCACGAGCTTGCCGTCGATGATCTCCTGCTTGTGGAAGTAGGCCACGCCGGCCACGCGGCATTGCTCCTCGAGCGACGCGAACCATTCGGGCAGTGCCGGCCGCGCCTCCTTGCCGCTCTCGCAGCCGTCGATCAGCCAGTCGATGCCGGGCGTGCGGCGCGACCCGCCGAGCTTCTCGAGGCACTCGTTGCGCAGAGCGCCATTGAGGAACGCGAACAGCGACACGTCACCGAGCAGCGGCTCACAGGACAGGAATCGGACGACCGCTGGCGTGTCGAGCAATTCAGGGATCCGCTCGTCGGCCGCTCCCTGATTCTCCACCGAGACGCCGAGCCAGACGTTCGGCAGCGGCCACGGCATCTTGCGTCCGGTCAGCCCAAGATGGCAGCAGTCGAAGTTCCCGGCGATCGCGTCGCAGGTAGCGTCGTCGAGATAGTAAGCGATGTCCTCGCTATCGTTCGGAGAGTCGTCATCGCCGCGCGCGATCCACTCGAACCACTCGCGCATCCGGCGCGCGCGCTTCGTGAGCACCTGGAACGTGTGCCGCGGGCACGCCGCCATCACGCCGAACACCGCTGCGATCTGCTCGTTGGTCAACGACTCGTGGAACAGATCGGACATCGAGTTCACGAACACCCTGCGCGGCTGACGCCACCGCAGCGGGTCGGCGAGGCGCTCGGGCACCAGACGGACGACGCCGGTCCAGCGCGGCTCGCCGTTGACCAGCTTCACGAGCCCGTCGTAGGGCGTCGGCTTGCCCTTGCCCATGCGGACGATGCGCGCGGCCTGCTGCTCGGCGTAGCAGTGCCGGCAGCCCTCGCTGACTCGCGAACAGCCGCGCACCGGATTCCACGTCTCGTCGGTCCAGCCGATGGCGGTCTTACCCACGTCCGCCCTCCTTCATCCGCGCGATCTCCTCGCGCAACATGCGAAGCTGGCGCTGGCTCTCGCGCCAGGCGTGGAACCAGATGCGGGACTGCGCTCGCTCGGCAGCCTCGGCATCCTCGCCGAGACGCTGCACCCGCTCGTCCAGCGCGAACCGCAGACCGTCGTTCTCGGCGCGCAGCTTGCGCAGCTCGTGCACGAGCTCGGAGTACGTCGGCGTGACCACCAGGTTGGGGCTCACAGCTTCCTGGCCTTGCTGATCGCGCCCGCCCGCGAGTCGTGTCGGCTGACTCTCTTTCCGCGCACGGATAGCGTCCATATCCCACCACCGGAGTACCGGACGCGAACGGATCCGTTGGTGACGTCTCTCCACGTCCCCCACCAGCCGCGCGGGATCAGAAGTGAGCGCTCGATGATGCGAAGCGCCCGCTCGATGAACTGCTTCCTTGTCATCACGACGCACTCCCCGTGGGCGCGTACCGGCCCTCCATGACCGCGCGGACCTGTGCCAGCACGCGTCGCTCGGTCACGTGCTCGTGCGCACCGACCGGGCCGACTTCGCGCACGGCCTTGTCGCAGATCGCCTCGCGGGTGTGCATGTACTCCCGCAGATCCTTCTCGAGATCCAGCATCGCTGTCCTTTCGCTGTGCTCCCGTTCTCGGTCACCGCCGAAGTATCCGGAGCGCACACACGTTCTTACGACAGACCGAGCGCGGACGTCAACAACATTTGCAATTCGTTGTTGCCTGCGCGCACGCTCCCGTGCGAATGTGCCGACATGGATGTCATACCTCTCAAGCGCAGGATGCGCGCATGGCGCGCACATCGAGGGCTGTCCCACACCCAGACCGCGGAGCCCGTCGGTTGGACCCGCCAGGCCATCGGCCAGATCGAGCGAGGCAAGTCCGACATCACGGTCGCCAAGCTCAACATCATCTGCCGCAAGGCGTTCAAGTGCTCGCTCGCCGAATTCTTCGGCCCGCTGCCGGAGCGTGCGGCGTGACGCTCGCCGACAAGCGCAAGGTCATCGAGGTGCTGCTGGCAACAGCAGACCGGATGGCGCCGACTATGGACGAAATGATCGACGAGGACTTCGACGCATGTAACGCGTGGTTCAGCCGCGATGCTATCAAGGACGCGCAGGTGGAATCCGATAAGGTGCTTGCGGAGCTACCGTTTTGCTTGGTCGATGGGGGACTGACCACGTACGACACGTGCGCCATCACTGCCGCCTATCGCTTGATCGAGTCTTCGGAGACGCTGCGGCGGGAATGGTTCTCGATGCCGGAGCGGCGCCGTGGGTGACGTGCAACGCTCCATCGCGAACGCGTACCGCGACGCCGCGCTGAAAGAGCAGCGCAGATCCGCGCGCGCGGCATGCAAGGCACGCTTGGCCATGGAGGAATGGGAGCGAGAGGAACGGATTGCTCTCGATGAAGAGGAGCGGCGCCGTGGGTGAGCGGGTCGGTCTGAGCAGCTTCGCCGAACTGTGCCCGCCGCCCGGCATCTACCGGTTGCGCGAGCAGACCTACCGCGACCGCTACGACCGAGAACGCGCCGCGGAGATCACCACGGAAGAGGGGGTTTCGTGGCCCATCGACCTCGGTGAGGCCGGATGCTGACCCGCCTCGTCGAGGCCCTGGTGTTCGGACCACGCTGGCCCGTGGTCGCCGCGCTCTGCTGCATCAGCGCGCCCGGCTGGATCCCCATCGTCGCGCTGGTCGGCTGGTGGGGCGCTCTGGCGATCGCCGCGCTGGGCATGTTCGGCTACGTGTACCTGGCCGCGAATGCGTTCGGAGGGTGGAGACCATGGTGAGGTTCAGGTGGGCCACCTGAAGCGCGAGACCAGCGCGGACACCGCGGGCCGGTTCGTGGCGAGGCGCGAGCGAGCTCGAGAACGCCAACAGGAGCGACGCCAGGAGCGCAGGCGCAGGCGCGCGCGTCAGCGACAGGTCGTGCTGAGTCGTGGCCCAGCAGCTCCGCCTGAGCGCCCAACGCCGCGCAGGATCGCGCTCGACCTGGCGGAACCCACCGCACGACTGATCCACGACGTCCTCCTTGACGCGCTGCACGCCAACGTTGACTTCGGCGACCGCGGCGCGCTGCTGATGATCGCCGAACAGATGGTCGCGCAGGCGCTCGGCATGCCGGCATGCGATGACCCGCCGCTCACCGACCGCCCCGTGCCAACCCGCCTCACTTGAGAGATCTCCCCGCGGGATCTGCCGAGCGCGCGAGGGCTCACGTGCGGGCTTGACACGCTCCCGCACCGGGAGTGATTATGGACGTCATGGCATGTAAGGCAGTGAACGGTAAGTGTAGAGCTGTCGTCCTCCTGCCCGAGGAGGAATTCCGCGTACTTGAGCAGGTAGCGGAGCAGGCTGGCCTGAGCGTGAGTGCGGTCATCCGCATGAAGCTGAAGGGGATCGAGACCACCCGCAAGGCCGCCTGACCATGACTGGTCTTACCGCGCGCGCCCTGGTTCGCGCTGGGCTCGGGCTCGACCGACAACCGTTGCCCCGTGCGCCGGACCGAGATCCGGAATTCCCATGCCCGTCGAGAGCATTCGAGGCTGGCGAGCCGGCGGGCGACTGCGACACCGACGGGCACTACATGTGCGCGGAGTGCGTGAACTGCCGACCCGGGGTGCTCGAGGAGCGATATCAGCCGTGAGCGCGCCGGTCCGCATCGAGGCGCGCGCATGGAGCGATCTTCGCTTCGCTACGCTCGCCCGGCTGCTCGGGCTGGCTGACGCCGATCACGCGCTGATCAAGGTCGCCCGGCTGTGGAGCTGGCAGACCGAGCACTTCGCCCCCGACGCCCCGACGTACGAGGTCGACGCCGACACGATCGAGAGCGTGCTCGGCCCCGGCGGCCCGGCGGCCCTGGTCCGCGCCAAGCTCGCTGACGAGACCCTGACCGGCTATCGGATCAAGGGGACCGAGGGCCAGATCGAGTGGTGCGACAACCTGTCCAGCAAACGCCAGCAAGCTGGACGAGCGCGGGCCGAGGGCGCACGCCGTGACGCGAAAGGTAGGCTGCTGCCGCACTATTCTGGTGAGCAAGAAGACAATTATCCAGCACACGGTCCAGCAAACCACCAGCACGCGTCCAGCGCTCAACCAGCAAGGTCCAGCGCTCCGTCTCCGTCTCCGGCTCCGTCTCCGGAAGAAGATCTAGAAGCCGGTTCGCCTGACGCCGAACCGGCCGATCCACCGGCCGCGCCACTGAGGCTGCTTCCGGAGCCTCCGGTCAAGCGCCGGAAGAAGGCCAAGCACGACATGCCCGAGGACTGGCATCCGACGGCGCGCCAGCGCGAGACCTGTAGGCAGATGGGGCTCGACGTTGAGGATCAGGTGCGCCGGTTCAGAAACCACCACCTCGCGAAGGGCAACCAGTTCGCGAGCTGGGACCGGGCGTTCGACACGTGGCTCGACAACGCGCTGAGGTTCGCCGAGGGGACCCGCGCCGGCCCTCACAGCAGCGCGGCGCGCGCGAACCTGCCGCCCGAACGACCGAACCCGTTGCGACCGATGGATTGACGCATGAACACCGACGACAACAAACGCGCGCTCCTCTCCCTGGAGGCCTCGATCCTCGGGGCGATCCTTGTCGACAACAGCGTCCTTGCGCAGTTCCCGACGCTCGAGGTCGTGGACTTCTTCGACCTGCGCCATCGGGCCGTGTTCGCGGCGGTGCGGAACCTCGAGTCCGCAAACCAACCCATGGATCCGGTGACCGTCGAGGTGGAGCTCGCGAAGTCCGGCAAGCTGGACGCAATCGGGGGGCCTGGGTTCCTCGGCGAGCTCGCGCTGCATGTCCCGACGACCGAGAACGCCATCGAGTACGTGCGGCAGATCCGCAACGCCTCGCTCGGTCGACGGATCCGACTCGTCGTGAGCGAGCTACTTGAGCAGGACCCGAACGACGGCGCCGAACTGCTCTCGATGGCGTGGTCCGCGCTCTCGAAGCTCGACGAGGACCAGCCGGACGCTACGCGGTCCATCTCGGACCTGGTGCGCAAGCGGTTCAAGCAGCTCGAGCAAATTGCCCAGGAGCGCGAGAGCGGCGTACGGACGATGACCGGGTTCCCGACCGGCGTCGCGGGGCTCGACGAGAAACTTGGAGGGTGGCAGCCCGGAATCGTGAGCATCGTCGCAGCGCGTCCTGGGATGGGGAAGTCAAGCCTCGGGCTCGCGACCGCGCGCGCGGCATCGGAAGCGGGCTTCGGGGTCCACGTGTTCTCGCTCGAGGACACGGAGGACGCGTACGCCGATCGCTCGCTGTCGGGGGAGAGCGACGTTCCAGCCGAGAACCTGCGCAACGCCGCGCTGAATCGCGGGCAGATGAGCGACCTCACCAAGGCGTTCGTGAACCTGCGCGGCCGGCGCTGGGTCATCGACGACCGGAGCGGGATCACCGCCGACGAGATCGTGCGCTCGGTGCGTCGGCACAAGCGGACGAACCAGACGCGGGTGGTTATCGTCGACTACGTGCAGCTCGTCGCACGCCCCCGCGGCTCCCGGCTCTCCCGCCACGAGGAACTGACCGAGATCGTGACCACGCTGGCCAACGCGGCGAAGCACGACGGCATGGCCTACGTGGTCATGAGCCAGCTCAACCGCGAGCTCGAGAAGCGGAGCGACAAGCGCCCACAGCTCGCTGACCTGCGCGAGAGCGGATCGCTCGAGGAGCGCGCCAAGTGCGTCGTCGGCATGTACCGCGGCTCGATCTACGGGTCTCCGGTGCGCGGCGTCGACTGGGACCCAACCTGGGGCGGTGACCTGTCGTTCGAGCCGACGCGCGACGCGTTCACGCGAACCGCGCAGCTCTGCGTGCTCAAGAACAGCAACGGGAGAACAGGGCTCGTGTTCGCGAACTGGGACGGGTCCCTGACCAAGGTCTGGTGACCGTTGAGTGTCGAAGCGGAGAGGCTGCGAGAGGCGCTGGACCTGTATCGCCAGCACGAGCACACCGACCGACGAGAAGAGATGTACAACAACCTGCGCAGCGTCGTAGAGTCGATCAAGCGTAGACGGAGGAACGCATGACACCGAAGCCCCACAAGACCACGACAGAACTTTGGGCGACCGAGCACGCGCGTGGCGGACCCGAGGACAAGAAACACCGCGTGCGCTGGTATTGTTCGTGCGGCCGGCTTGGGCCATCGATCCCGATCGGCGAGGTCAAGAACGGCAAGAGCGCTGAGCGTCGCGCGAGGACTGGCGGCGAGCGCCATGTTGCGGCGATGGAGCGCGGAGAGACAACCAACGAGCGGCCGACGACGGCCGGAAAGGGATGACCGTGAACCACGGACTGGATACCGACGAGCGCGTCTGCTTTTACGAGCAGGAGTTCTACCCGCTGAGCAACTTCTCGGCGTTCACGCTGATGTGGAATGGGCTTCGGTTCGACACCTCGGAGGCCGTGTACCACTGGGAGAAGTTCCAGCCACGCGGAGACATGTACGACGGCGATCGAGCGGCGGTCGCGGATAGCATCCGCGTGGCAGCGTCCGCGCACGAAGCGTTCCGCATCGCGCAGGGTGCGCGCCGAGCATTCGGGCGGCCCGACTGGTCTACCGTTCGCGTCGACATCATGCGCCAGATCCTCCGCGCCAAGGTCGAGCAGCACGAGTATGTGCGCCGCAAGCTCCTCGAAACCGGGGATCGCGAGCTGGTCGAGAACAGCTGGCGCGACAGCTTCTGGGGCTGGGGTCCGAACCGCGACGGGCAGAACATGCTCGGCAAGCTCTGGATGGAGATCCGGGCGGAACTGAGAGGTCAGTCGTGACCAAGCCCCGCGGCTCCGTCATCGTGCGCCGGTTCCTCGCCGGGGAATCTCTCGACGATCTCGTGATGCTCTGCCGCGATAGCGGGATGTGGCGAGACAAGGCGCTCGCCCACGTCGAGAACTGCATCCGCCGGGCGCTGAACCAGAGGCGGGCGCGGCGATGACCGACCCCGAGCGCACCGCGTGGCTCGCACTGTACGCTGTGGCGTGGTTCCAGCCGACGGGTGACGCGCCAGGTGTATTGTCCTGCGAGCGCCGCGCGTGGATCGCAGCCGAGCGCGCGGACGTTGCGCTCGAGGCACTGAAGCGCGCGCGGCCGGAGGTCCTGCGGTGAGCGACGTGACGCGCCTCGGGTACAGCGATGCCGACTGGGTCACCAAGGTCGCTCGCCCCAGGGTGCGCACCACACTACTCTGGGCAGGTGCGCGCCGGGCGCGCGGCTCACTGAACGGTCAACTGCCGGAGCCGAGCCGGTCGCGGATCTTCGCCGCGATGGGCCGGGCCGCCGTGCTGGAGGCGTGGCGGTGATCTGCCCGAAGTGCGGCCACGACCCCGATGCCGAGGTTGGTGGCCGGTGGACGCTCACGCTCGATGAGGCGCTGACCAGCGCGAACCTGCGCGTGGTCAACGCCAGTGGGTCGCGGTGGCGCTACGCCAAGGAGCGCGACGCGTGGCAGTGGCTCGTGAAGGCTGCGCGCGTGAACCAGCGCGTGGCGACTGCGCGGCCATCTGGCAAGCGCCGAGTGACCATCGAGCGCGTGTACGCCGGCCGGTGTCGAGAACTCGACCGCGACAACGTCCATGTGAAACCGTTGGTCGACGCGCTGGTGCGCGAGCAGATCGTGCACGACGACGGACCAGCGTGGCTCGAGCTCCACGTCACGCAGCGGCGCGGTGACCGGAACCAGACCGTGGTGACCGTCGAGGAACTGCTCTAGAGCAGGTCACCGCGGCCGGAGCGCCGGTGGCAGCGGGATCTCGATGTCGCCGGGTCGCTCGGTCACGGTGGTCGCTGCGGCGACCGCCGCTTCGCGCTCTGCCGGCCGTGCGTCGTTGCAGGTCGCACCGGCGCTTGCCAGGAGCGCGTATGCGGCGTCCATCTGCTCGACGGTCGAGAAGGGGACGCCGGTCAGGTGCACGCCGCGACCCTGGCGCGTCGAGCAGAAGAACGTTGCCTGGTCACCAGGACGCGCGGCGATCGTCGCCGGCTCGCGGAGCACGGCCGAGGCATAGTTTCGCGCGTAGCGTCCCAAGTGTCCGGGCTCGCGCTCGGCGTGAACATCGCTCGAGCCGCCTTGGCGCAGGCATTCCGCGACGAACGCTTCACGCTGATCGCGCCAGCGGAAGACCGGGATGCCACGGCCGACGCGCGTGAGGCTCTTGCAGCCGATGATCCTCCCGGTCGCGTCGCGGACTTGCTCGCCAGGTGTGAGCAGGTCGGCGGTCGAGCGATGCATGGCCGCAGCGGTCTGCGCCACCACGAGCGAGACGACGTAGTAGACGTCCGGTGCCGGGTCGGGCAGGTCCTCGAGCCGGGTGTAGGTCACCCAGCTTGTGGGGATCGTGGTGCCATCGTCCGCGGCGATCGGGCCCGCCGCCTCGACCCACTCGCCAGCGCGCGCCGGTGGAGACGTTGGTGCGATGGTGAGCGAGCCGATGGTGATAGGATGCGGGGTGAGATTGATGATCTTGGACATGATGAATCCTTGTGGTTGTGCGCCGGCGGGAGTGCCGGCTCAAAGGGGCCGCGCAGTAGACGCGCGGGTAGGTCGAGAGCGAACAGGTCAGCGGTCAGGATCGTACGCTGTGTATCTATCGCGGTACGCGCGAACCGGACGCGCCGGCGGGCGTGGTGCAGACTGGGCTGCGCAGACCTCTATGAGCGTCATCTCGCTCTCGTCGACACCCGCATTCGTTGCCGCGACGCGGCGGGCGGTTGCCTCGTCCGCGGCAGAAGCACTCCAGTACTGTTTGATGGTGATATCGCAAGAAAATGTATAGACCATGATGTCACGCGGTGCGCTCGTCTTCGCTCGGCCCCGCGGCGGACAGCGCGCTGACCACCTGGGCGCGGAGGTCGGCGAGTTCGCGCTCGAGGTCGGAGATGCGCTTGTGCTGCTCGAAGATGCCGCGCTCGATGCGGCTCATCGTGGCGTCGGGTGGCTCGACTGGGCCGAGCCCGAACGCCTCGTCGGCGATCGTCACGGCCCGGTCGAGAGCCTGCCGCGCCTCGCGGAGGTCGGCGACCAGGCCGCGCAGGACGGCGGACATGTTGTTGCCGGGTGCTGCGAGCTCGTGGATGCGAGCCAGCGCCTCGGCGCTGGCCATGCGCTCGTCGGGAGTCACGGCCTCGGTCTCCCCGCGGGGTGCGCCTTGATCGCGCGCTCGATGTCGAGCTTCGACTTGGCGGCAAGGAGTGCGGCCTGGGTGCACTGCTCGCACGCTGCGCGCTCGGCACCGAGGATGATGGAGATCGAGGCCCGGGCGTCGGTGAGAAGTTTCATCGCCAGCTCGATCTGCGCGCGGGCGACCCACAGGCCGGCGTAGTCTTGGACCTCCGTGGGGCGCCCGGGGAGGCTAGCCTGGAGCTGCTTCTCGAGGTCGGTCATGGGTCACCAGTACTTTCCGATGAAGTGGACGGCCACCCAGATCGTGCCGATCGGGACCGCGACGCATGCGGCGATGAAGGCCACGATGACGATCGTCTGGATGATGCCGCCGGCGGCGCTGGCGATCTTGTTGCCCTTGGTTCGGATGTCCACGGTCAGTGCCTCCTGTAGAGGTTGCGCGCGGCGAGCCAGCCGGCGGTGAATCCCGCGGCGCCGACGGCGAGCGCGAGGGTGAGCCAGAGACGGGTCAGGTGGTACATGGTTCCTTTTCGGGTGGTAGACCCTACGGTCTGCGTCGGGATGACGGTTGCGGTTGGCCAGGTTCGTTGGCCAGGTACGCGCGCCGCTGTCGCGGCTTGTGAACGCCAAGCACGACGATCGACACGGTGCGTCGGTCGACGCTGCATGGTTCGCCGATCGCTGCCTTGCAGTAAGGACACACGACGCTCAACAGGATCGGGATCCGCTTGCTCACGGCGCGACTCACGGCGCGATCCGATCATGCCAGCGCGCGATCGAGCGGAAGGTGCGCAGCGCGACGCCGTTGTTCTTGCGGCGGTAGTGGTCTCCGCGCGACCACTTCACGCCGCGCCGCGCGACCCGGTTGTCGATCGGATGCTGCGCAGCCTGGCGCGCGCGATCCTCGATCCACTGCTCGATGCCGTCTCTGGTCAGCATTGGACAACGCTCCTTGGACAACAGGTTCAGATCTTCGACGGTGACCGTGGGGTACTAAGCCCGAAGGAACGCCTCGGGCTCCACGACCCAGCCCCAGGCCGCCAGCACGGCGCGGGACTTCAGGACGTGCTCCGGCTGGCTCGGGTCGGCGAGCCACGCGGCGCACATCTGCCAGGCCACCGAGTCGCGGTGTGCGGCGCCCGCGTAGTGCACGAGGTGCTCGGCGCCGGCGGCCCGCATCGCTCGGATCACGGCGCCGGAGTCGATGCGGCGGTAGCGGTTGAGGGTCTGGCGCGCCTGATGGAATGCCGATTCGGTGATGGTCGAGGTCGGGCTCTGCATGGCTACCACCCCGTCGGCATGAAGTGCGGGTGATGGGCCGCCATGCTGCGAAACTCGCGCTTGGCCGTCCTCTTGTTGATGTGCCGGAGCTTGCGGGCCGCGCGCTTAACGCGGCGGCGGATGTTCTGCGGAAGGTGGGAGGTCTGCATGCCCTCCATATCTACACGCCCCGTGCCAAGGCGCGCACCATCGCAACCGCGCGAAGGTCCATCTATAGAGGACCTCGGCGACCCCGCGGACCGTATCCGCGTTGCAACACGTCGAGAGGTACCCGGATACGGCTTGCAACACTCCGGGGATGCCGGAGACTTCGCGCGCTCGAGTTTCCGCGACGTTCGCAGGCTGCGCGCCTTGGCACACCGCGAGCAGTAGTTCGGGGCATGACGACGAAGCTCACCGCCGAGACCATCCACAACCGCCAGATCCGCGCCCTGGGGATCGCCGCGTTCGAGCGCAGCGACCTCGCCCTGTTCGACCTGACCGTCGCGGCGCTCGAGGGAGACGGCGCTGCCCGTCAGCGCTGCGCCGAGGCCATCAACGCCGAGAACGAGGCCCAGGCGAGCAAGGCCGGTGCGCTGTGACCTCGCCCGATGCCCCCATCCCCGCCGGCACGCTCTGCCGGTTCGGCGCGCTGACGGTCCGCGCCTACGCCGACATCCGGATCGGCGAGGAGTGGAGCGGTCGCTACACGGTGTACCTGACGGGCGAGCGCCCGTCGTCGGCCTCCCGGTCGTACGCGACGCGCGAGCAGCTGCAGGTGATCGGCGGTGCGCCGTGAAGCCCGAATGGGAGGCGTACGCGGAGAACGTGGAGCGGGTCGCCGTCGATGGCGGCTGGCTGTACCGCACCTGCTCATGGGTAGAGTTGCCGACCGCACCCGAAGATCCGCGCGACGGCTACTGGCACTGGTCGAATCCGGTGTTCGTTCCGCAGGCGGTGCGTCCGTGAAGTCCTACCCACCAGCCTCCGAGATGTCGCCGGACGACCTGCTTGAGCTGTGCGCTGAGTTCGGGCGCAACCCGGCGTTGAGCTACGACCTCGCGGGGTCCCGCGAGCACCTCGAGACCGTGTGCCGGCTGGTGGTCCAGCAGGCGCAGGACCTGAGCGCCCGCACCGAGGAGCGCGATCAACTCAAACGGGACGAGCGACGCAACCTCGACCACATCGCGCGCGCCGAAGCGGTCGCGGGAAGTCTGCACGGGGAACTCGCAACGGTATCCGCTGCGGTGCTCGCCACCGAGCGCGACAACCGCGCGCTGCAGCTCCAGGTCGCCGCGATGACCAACGAGCGCGACCGCCTGGCCGCTGACCTCGACCAGGCCCGCAACGCGTGGCAGGCCGACATCCTGCTCCGCGACGCCGCCGAGGGGCGCAGGGAGGACGCCGAGACGACGGCGATGCTCTGGCAGACCATCGCAGACCGCGCGCTGCAGGACGCCAAGCGCGTGCCGGCGGAACAGCTCGTGGTCGACGCCGGGCTCGACTTGTCGCGCGCGCTGGTCGTCGAGCAGCGCCAGCACGCCAAGACCCGGGCCGAGCTCGCCAAGGCGTTGCGCCGGCTCGAGGAGAGCCAGCAGACCGTGGCGCACAACGACGCGCTGCACAGCGCGTTCTCGGGGGCCTGCGAGGCGGTGACCGGGTACTCGGTCGCCGAGGTCAACCTCCAACTCGACGCCGAACTCGCGGCGCACCCGGAACCTGGCCCGCTGCACCACGCGCGGGACCAGCGCGATCATCAGGAGGACACGACGCCATGATCACACCGAGACTGTTACGGGAATGGAATGCGTGCTGGACCGATGAGGCGATCAGCGCGCGTATCTGCGATGCCGGTATCTCGCCGCGTGACGTCGCGACTGACGAGACGATCTCGCTCGACGATCGGCTGTGGGTGCTATGCCGGTCGCTCTGGTACCTCGACGAGTCGGCTGCTCGCAGGTTCGCGATCGAGTCCGCGATGCTGGTCTCGCACCTTGCCGGCGACGAGGATGATCAAGCGCAGCACGCCGCGCTGTGCGCGCACCTGCTGGAGATCGAGGATCTGCCGGAAGATCAGAGGGCCGCCGCCAGGGCCGCCGCCAGGGCCGCCGCCTGGGACGCCGCCTGGGACGCCGCCTGGGACGCCGCCAGGGCCGCCGCCTGGGCCGTCGCCAGGGACGCCGCCTGGGACGCCGCCAGGGCCGCCGCCAGGGCCGCCGCCAGGGCCGTCGCCTGGGACGCCGCGATCCGCAAGGCAATCGCTCGTGCGCTGGACTGGCTCGGCGAATATGCCGACGGATGGGAGGAGCCATGATCATCACCGATTGGGAGCCCGTGATCACCACGTACACGTCCGACTTGTTACTCGGTCACCTCCGCGGGTTGCGGGACCGCCGAGCCGCACTCGGATCGGACTGCATCGCCGAGATCCGCGCCTACGACCTCCGCATCGTGGAGGCCGAGCGCTGGCTCATGATCCTCAACCGGCGCGCGACCGAGGCGCTCGACGCGCAGAGCCCGGACGGTATCACCCAGCGCGAGGTTGAGGTGTTGTTCACCATCCTGCGCGAGCACGACGAGCCCGAGGCGCATGCGCTCGTGACCCGCATGTGGGCCGCCATCCAGACGATGCAGGTGGGGCAGCGCGAGGCGGAGTTGCGCGAGGCATGGATGACAGGCCACCGCGAGACCGTCAGGCACAGCGGCGTGACCGACGGCGGCGCCGGCCCGTCGCTCATGACGCCGAGCGAGAGCGACGCCGAGGAGTGGGCCGCCGAGTACGCGCGCTGCAAGGTGGGTGGGTGATGGCGGAGAGGAAGCCCGACCCGGTCTCGGTCCGCCTCGGACGACTGCTCGGCGCAGTCGAGGCAGCTCGCGCATCGCTTGACATCGCCCAGCAGCAGCGCGACTTGATGGGCAGCGTGGATGCGAGGATTCTCATACAGGCGTACGACCTGATCCTCGGTCTCCAGCAGCGCCTGGAGCCGAAGCTGTTCGGGAAGCGGGGTGGGTGATGTTGCCGCCCAAGATCACCAAGCAGGCGAGGTTGAAGATCGCGCACCTAGCGCGCAAGCTCCTCGAGAAGGTCGACGACCCGGCGATCCCCGACAACATCGTCGCGCTGGGCGCGTGGGTCATCGGCCGCGCTGCGTGGCTGCTCGACCCGCAGTCCCTGGCTGAGAGCGAGGCCTGCCGTCGCGACATCGAGGCCCGCCGCCACTTCGGCGTCTGCACGTGGGAGCCGCCGTGTGACAATGACGCCGTGACCGACGACGGGCTGTGCGCGCACCACGCAGCAGAGCAGCGGCGGTTCGAGGACGGCGTTGACGAGGAAGCTGAAGACCTCGCGGACCTGGAGGGAGACCCCGATGTCCACTGACCCCATCACCGACGACCGCCTCCAGGAGCTCGAGCTCGCCGAGTGCCTGTGCGTCGACTGCGAGCCCGGCATCACCGCGGAGGCGCGCGCCATGGCGACGGAACTGCGCGCGCTGCGGAAGATGCGGGTCACCGCCGAGGAGCGGCTCCAGATCGCCGGCCTGCGTCGCGAGTGGATCGCCAACGACTACCCCGCGGCGTGCGCGTGGATCGACCGGTATCTCGCGGCGATGGGGGAGCCATGAGCGACGAGGACTGGCCGCTCACCGACGAGCGCATCGGCATCGTGCTCGACGAGATCCGCGCGCACCCGTGCCCGCAGTCGGCATGCTGCCTGACCGACGAGGAGCGCACGAGCTTCGCGCTGTACGCGATCGGCGAGAAGGCGCTGACCGATCTGCTGCGCCTGCGCGCGATGGAGCGCCGTTTCGAGCAGTGGGTCAAGGCGCTGAACGCCCAGCCGTCGGACTGGCCCCTGTCGGCGCCGGTGGTCGCCGCAGAGGTCCGGCGCAGGATGGCGAGCGAGCCAGCGGGCCGGTGATGCGGGAGTTCGTGAGCACGTGCTCGGCCTGCGGAGGGTTCGGTCACAACGCCGGGCCCGATGGGCTATGCTCGCGAACCTCGCTGGCGCTGCGCGACTACGAGGCCGGTGCACTTGCACGCGAGGCGGCGGAGCGCCACGGGCTCTCGCCGGGCAGCATCTGGAGCGCGGCCTACTTGCTGCGCAAGCAGCCGGACGTCAAGGAGCAGCGGCTGATGGTCATCCGGTCGCGCGTGATGCGGCGCTGGTACCGGCTCCGCCAGCAGGCCTGGGTTCAGGCGATGGTGATGGAGAACGATCGCCAGGCCGAGCCACCAGAGGTTTCCGAGCTGCCGCCGATCCCCACTGCCGGCGCGGACCATGCCGAGATCCCCGACCCGCCCGCCCTGCTCGAGGTCGGATGGCGGACCGGGCGGCGGTGAGCGCTACCCCATCGCTACCCCAGACGTACCCCACGACTGCGTGGGGAGTGGGTAGATTGAGGGCATGGACATCACGGTCACCCGCGGCAACATCAAGCTGTCGCAACTCACCGCTGCGCATCGACAGGAGGTCCGCCGGATCGCCGAAGTGGATCGGCCCGAGGCTTGCTGGGCGCTTGACCCCGAGGAGTGCCGCTACCTGACGATTGTCCGCCAGACCCCGACTGGGCTCGCGATCGTGGACGGATTCCATCGCCTCGCCGGGATGCTGGTGTTCGGGGCCGAACAGGTCCCGGTCATCGTCGTCGATGCCCCTGACGCTTTGCTCGCGACCATCGACTGCGATAGCGAGATCGGCAGCCACGAGGTACTCGACGCCATCTACGCTGCTGCCGCGTAAGGAGACACCATGACGATCACACGAATTACCGACCTGCCACTGCCCGCGTTCCGCCTGCGTCGCTCTACTCCGATGGGCTGCGTCCATCGCAAGGTCGACGCAGGCGGAACCTGTACCGGATGCGGGTACAGTGCGGCGCGCATCGCTGCGGACATCGAGGATGCACTCACTCGGTGGGGTGACCTGACCGAGCGATATTGGCCGGCCAACCTCGCCGAGTGCATCTGGGATGCTGCGAGTCAGGAGCGCGCCCACCACAACGCGAGGGATTGACCATGACCCCCGCCGAGCGCCTCGCGATTTACCTGGAGGTCGCCGCGCGTCTCCGGGCCACGGGCGAACGCGGCTCCGAGGTTGCAGCCCTGCTGGTCGAGCAGCTGGCGGATGAGCACGAGGACCGCTACCCCATCGCTACCCCAGACGTACCTGATGTCCAACCCCAATCGCGCGTAGGTTGAGCACATGAAGAACGCACTCGACACCGCCAGCATCGCCAGCCTCATCCTGTCCGCGCTCGTCTCCGACGACGCCCAGACCGCGCGCGATCTCGCGGTCGCCATCGGCACCACCGCCGCCGCGCTCCGCCCCGCGCTCCGCCGGCTGGTCGAGAGCGCCGACGTGGTGACCTCAGGTCGCGCCGGCGCCACGCGCTACGTCCTGGCCGTGGTCGAACTGGTCGAGCCCGCCGGCACTACGCATCGCACCATGACGCTCGGCGATGGCTCGCAGGTCGTGTTCACGCGGCTGCCGTCGGCCAAGGACCCGATTCCGGCGCAGCCGGTAGCACTCGAGGTGAGCGCCGCGGTCCAGCAGCAGCGCGCCGAGCGCATGAGCACCGCCAGCCTGGTGCTCGCGGACGAGGAGCCGGCCACCAAGCCGATCCGCACGCGCCCGGCTCGCCCCGTCATCGCGGCCACGGTCGATGTCCTGGGCGCCCTCGAGCAGACCGCGGCGCGCCTCGCTGCCGGTGCCACGCTGCCCGAGCTGAGTGCCCGTCAGGCCCCGCCGCGTGTCGTCATCGCCGAGCTGGCTGCCGAGGTGGGGACGCTGCTGCCTGAGCCGCCGCCTACCAGCCCCAGCTCGCCGGTGCTGCGTCGCGAGTGCGCCACGCCTACCGAGGACGTCGCGGCCCGCCAGCTGGCCATGCAGGAGAGCGAGGTGCGCGCCGAGGCCTGGGATGCGCGGGTGGAGCGACAGAGCCGTCGCCAACAGCTCGCGCTGTCCCTGGTCAGCGCCGTGATGATGCTCGCGCCCGTCGCCTGGGTCGTTGCCCACCTCGCGCGCTGAGCCCTAGGGAGCGGATGGCGCGGCGCGCTTGCCCGGACGCTGTGCCGCTCCCTACCTGCAGAACCCGCGCAGCCCAGCGCTACCAGCCGCCCCAGCGCCGGCCCAGTCCGTGACCTCGCCCGAGCCGCGCTACCGCTCGGGACGTCGCCTCGGGGTCTGGTGCCCTCCCCTGGGGAGCCTCTGCGGTCGGCCTGTCGGCGCGGTGCGACCTCGGCAAGCGCTGGCGTATCGCGGCGGCGTCGCGCTGCCCGACCAGCTGCTCGAGGCCGATGCCGTAGCGGAGCTTCGTGACCAGCTCGGCTTGCTGGTCTGGGGTCAGGGGTGCGTGGCGTGGGGTTCGCGGCGGCATGGTGGTCTGGGGAGCAGAGAGCAGAGGGAGCCTCGTCTCGAGAGGACCCGGAGAATGAAGAGGGTAAGGTTCAGCGACCTCACGTCACAATAGGTTGGCTGATGCATTGGCGGCGCTGCTAACTGGTTGGCCATCGCTTGACGCTTGACGAGAGACCTGAATCTGTGCTCAGGTCACACCGTGGCGACCCCTAATGACGGTTCAGGTGCGCAGGATGGCGCCGGAATCGTCGCGGTGGTTCAGGCGCCTGGGAGAGCGGCAAATTCCGTGCCGATGAGGTATGGGACCGTGGGTGGGGTGACGTTCGGCAAGCATGCCCTCGAGCTCGAGGCCGAGCGGATGCAGTCGATCACGAAGAGCGTGGGGCTGCGGCTCAAGCACTGGCTGCGGCTGAATAAGCGCGTGCTTCCCGACGAGCAGTTCGTCGACATCTACCGCTATTACCAGGCCTCGGTGCTCGCCCAGCTACGAGAGCAGCGCGAGCGCGCGGCAGCGGCGGGTCCTTCGACGATGAGCACCGAGCAGCTCGAGGCCCAGTTCCAGGTCGAGGTGCTGCGCGCGATCGAGAGCTTCACCGCGGCGGACTGGGAGATCGCGGACCGTGCGCGGTGCAAACGATTCGGCCCAGGCCGGTGGGTACCGGCGACGGAGGAGCGATGACGAGACTTTGCGATTGCTCAGGGCCGCACGCGCCCTCCACGGACCCGAACGTGATCCACATGGACCGCTGGGTGATTCACAAGTACGCCGAGCGTGGCATCACGGTCGAACCCGACGGCGTCATGCGCATGTCACCCCGGGCCGCAGCGGTCTACGAGGGGTTCACTCGGGCGGTGGGGGATGCGTTTGCCCCGCGACCAGGGATCCTCACGCCGGTGGTCGCGCGGACCATCGACGAGCGCGACTGCGAACCGCTGCGTCCCGAGGATGCGGACTGGGGCGAGGATGGTCCGGTAATGGGCAGCGACCGCATCTCGTGGGTCCGTGTCAGCGACGAGGACGAGGCGCCAGCCCTACTCGCCGCAGCTCGCGCGCGTGTCGCGGAGCTCGAGGCGGAGAACGCGGCCCTCCGCGCTGGGCTGGATTCGAGGGACGAGACGATCGCACGCTTGACTCGGCGGCTGCACGGGCTGGAGATGGAGATCACCCCATGACCTGGTCACCAACCCCGACCCGCAAGCACACCGAGGTCACCCCGCTGGACACGCGCGGGCCCAAGCGCCTGTGGGACGCGCCGGCGGGCGTGGTGCAGCGCCACCGCGGCGACACGGGCCGCCTGGTCAAGCACGACTACCTGTGCCCGGTGCATGGCCGGTTCGAGATCGAAGTGCCCGCGAGCGACGCGCCGGACGAGGTGCTCTGCCCACTGTGGTCGGATTCGTCGCCGATGGCGATGGTCGAACGACTGCTGACATCTCCGGCGGATGTCGTCGAGTCCGTGGCGGCCGCTGTCTGCGGTCAACCCTCCCCCTGGTCCCCGTCCACGTTCGGGATCTGGGCCAGCGCGGGGGAGGTGATGTCTTGATCGCCGATCTCGTGCAGCAGATCGCGGAGGCCGCGATTGTCGAGGCGCGCACGGTGCCAAAGTTGCTCGTGCGTGACGATGATCTGTACTGGCGCGCCGCCGACGGTCGCATGGTTCTGATGACCGATGCAGTGCGGATGGCGCCGGTCTGCTTTCTGGAGACCCCATGACCCGCACCATCGTCACCGCCATCGTGTCCACCGCGGCGCCAGGCGCCGAGCGGGGCGCGTTGGACGCGGCGATCGAGCTGGGCATCGGTTGGGGTGGGTGGATCCCGGAGGGGGCCGACTACGCCGACGAGGTCTACCGGGCTCACGCTCACTGGACCACGGGGGATCGCGGCATGGCGGTCCGGCTCAACGCCCGGGACAGCGACGGGACGCTGGTCGTGTCGTTCGCCGAGCAGCTCACCGGGCGCTGCAAGCATGCCGCGGACCTGGCGCGCCAGCAGCGCAAGCACTGCCAACACCTCATCCTGCCGGCCGGCGGTCGCACGCGCATCACGGATCAGGTTCGCGCCGCGCTGCTGAAGTGGATCGACACCCACCACATCAGCGTCCTGCACGTCGTCGGGCCTGGTGAGGAGCAGGAGCCTGGCATTCAGCAGGCCACGCACGACGCGCTCGTGTGGGTGTTCGAGGATCAGCCTGTGGTCCAGCAGCCGGGCATGCCGACCGCGATGGACGTGGTCCACGCCGTGTGCGAGCACGGGCTGTCGGCAGCGGGTGACGCGCTCATGGAGCGCTACCCGGAGGCGAAGCGGCGCTACGAGGAGAGCCTCGTGCTGACCGGCGGCGCGGTCTACCGCGCGGACACCAGGGAACTGCTCGAACCCGACGCGGTGCCCGAGTCGACCGACAGCGACGCGCCGGCGGGCACGTTCGCCGGCGTCGACCGCTCGGTTGCCCCCAGGTCGCTGCAGCATGTCGCCGAGCCGCCGGACCTGACGCCCGAGCGGTTCGCGCAGCTTGCCGCCAAGGTCAACGCGACCGGCGCGCTCACCGCCGAGGCCCGCGCGAGGCTCGGGGCGAGCATCAGGCAGGCCGAGATCGAGGTGCGCGGCAAGGAGACTACGATGACCGAGACATCGCACAAGGGCCACAGCAAGCAGTGGGTCTCGGGACCGCTGCGCAGCACCGAACAGATCCTCGACGAAGACGGGCTACTCGGCTCGTTCACGCTCTGCCTGTACTGGAAGCCTGCAGGGCCGGACGATCCCCGCGTGTACTGGGTCGACTTCGAGTTGTTCGAGGTGCACGGCGTGCCGCACCCCGAGGGCAAGCCGGCCGAGTACCAGCGCCGCGACTCGGACCACGGTCCGGACCTCGTGCGCGACCTCGACGAGGCGGAGGTTACCGCGCAGGGCTTCGTGAAGTGGGATGGGTGCACGCAGTTCGATGTCACCTCGGTCCACGTCGACAGCAAGCGCCAGTTGGAGCGCCTGTTCGAGGCCATCGGTGAGGCGCGGCGGCGTTGCGCAGCGGTGATGAGCAGCAATTACGACCTCCGGCGAGAGTACCCGGAACTGGAGCTCGAGTGATCGTCACGCGGACAGACCTCGACGGCAAGCCGGCGCTCCAGATCCTGCAGGCCGAGTACCTGCGCGCGCGGAACGAGGGCCAGGCCGATCGCCAGGTGGAGATCCGCGAGGCGATCGATCTGGTTCATGGCCAGTTCGGGATCGCGCTGGCGAAGATCGAGATCACCCGGACGATGCGGGGGAACAGGTGATCGCCACCGCCTCCGACACCGCAGGGCGCCCGCCGCCCATCCTCGCCGACCCGCTGCTCGCGCTGACCCTCACGCGCGTGCGCCTGGACGACCTGCCGCGCGTACGCACCGCGTTCGCCGAGGGCCACAAGCATGCGCCGGGTCGTGACCGCATGCCGTGGCGGTACTACAAGCGGTTCGTGGTGCCCGAGTTCGACGAGGTGCTGGCCCACCCGGATACGGAACTGCTCGGCGCGTACGCCACGCCTGTGCTCGGCCCGCCTGTGCCCGAGCTGTGCGGGTGGCTCGCGTTCGCGCGCGGCCGGAGCGTGGATACCGTGCACTGGGTCAGCGTCCCGTATTGGTTCCCAGTGCCGCACACGGAGTGCATCGGGTGCGCGCCGAGCGAGGACCCGCGCCAGCCGACGCGCCACGATGTCGCGTGCCCGCTCGCCGACGTCAACCGCACGCCGCTGCGCCACCGCGGCATCATGACCGCGCTGTTCGACGCCGCCGCGCTGCGCACGCACCTGGTCTACACGTTCCGCGGCGCCAAGCACGAGCACCGCAGCGACGGGCGCACGATGGACGAGCGCCTGTTGCCGTGGCTGCGCGCGCGCGGCCACCGGATTGGTGAACACGTGCCGTGGAAGGACTGGAGCCGATGACGCTGACCACTACGTCGTTCGACCGGACGATGAAGGACATGTACCCCGCGCCCGGCGAGCGTATCAAGCAGTGGGTCATCGACGAGCAACGGACCCACGCGTGGGAGCGCGAGACTTGCCCGAAATTGCTCGTCCCATTCCACTACGAGGACCAGGACGACAGCGATGCAGAATCCGGCACCATCGTCGCTTGCCCGAGCGTCGGCACCACCAGCTTGCTCGACATCCACGCGCGCGGCGGAGACGGCTGTCGGTTCTGCGACGGGTTCGCGCAGGCAGCCCAGCAACTGCCGACAGTCCGCGAGTGGTTCGTGGCGCGCGCCCGGTACAAGGTCGAGCACCCCATCTGCAGCGACCGCGAGAAGCTGAGCGACGAAATCGCGCCGGACATCTCGCTGGCCGAGAACCCCATCTTTGCATTACTCAAGAGGAGCCGATGACAGAACGAGAACTGAACGACAAGTTCCAGGCGCTGCAGGATGCCGCGCGCGCGCGTCGGCACGAGATGGCCGAGGCTATCAAGCTCGCGAAGGAGGGCGGACCGCAGCCGCCACCGTCCGAGACCGTGTCGGCCCACATCGAGCGCACGGTACACGCGCTCCTCGACCAGATTGCCGGTGAACTGCGCACCATCGGCGTCACAACCGAGACATCGTCACGCATCGAGAAGCTAGCCCAGGCCGTCGCCTCGCTCTCGTGCTGGCCGAACTACCATCAGATCGGAACCCCATGAGCAACGACAAGAACCAACCCACCGCCCGCCTCGTCGGGTTCTCCGTGCAACCCGCCCACCCGCTGCCGCCTCCGCTGCATCGCATCAGTAACGTCAACTTCGACACGCTCGACGGCCAGCTCGACGGCTGGGGCGTCGAGATTCGCGGCGCCACGATGTTCCTGGTCTCGCCGCCAGGCTGGAAGCACGGGATGCCGAGCGTGTCATGGCGCAAGGACGGCGAGCGGACCCTGGTTGGGCCGATCTCGCTGGCCCACGTGACGCTGTTTTGGAAGGGCGCGAGCGCGGAGGCCGTCGACAAGTGCGCGCGCTACAGCCTGCCCGAGATGCGGGTCACGCGCCCGGCGCCCGAGTCCGGCCCAGCGATTCCCCCGAGCCAGATGGGGGACCCGTGATCGGCAAAACCGAGCGTCGGCGGCGCTTCCGTAAGCACGCTCAGGGGTGGCGGCTGAACCACATCGCCCTCAGTCACCGCGTCCCCCGGCTCCGCACCGACATCAACCTGCCGCGCCGGATGAGCAAGGCAGCTCGCCGGCTGGCGCGATCGACGGACACGTTCGAGCGCCGCTACATCGGCGGCATGCAACTGCGCACCTGGAGGTACGGATGAGGCAACGATTCGCCCTGTACGCGGGCATTCACCTCGGCCATTTCGCCGTGGCTGATGCAGTCTACGACACGCCGGAGGAGGCCGCGGACGCCGCGCGAGCGCTGGTTCTCGAGAACCTCCGCACCAAGCGCATCGAGACCAACGGCGACCCGATGGCCCTCGCAGTTCTCGTGCTGCCAGTGCCGGTGAACCCGATCTGGATCCCGGACTGCCTGAAGGACAAGGAGCCATCGCTGCCTGATAACGGTGTCGCTCTGAAGGAGACCCCGTGAAGACCATCGAGCGCCAGATCCGCAACCACACGCTGACCGCCGCGATCGCGACGAACCAGACCACCGAGGACGCAGGACCCGTCAATTGGGGTGTGGTGTTCCGAGTTGACGGCGTCCTCGTGGGGCGTTCTGACTTCGAGGCGATCATCGCCCTGCTCAGCGCGGAGGCGCCGAAGTGAAGGACCTCGAGCCGGCCGAGAGGCTGCTGATCGAGGTCTCGCGCTCGATGGGGCTTGTCCCTTGCGCCAAGAAGTACGGGCGCCGCGCGATCCAAATCGCGGAGGACTTCGACGGGTTCGACGTGTGGCTGGAGACCGCCAGGTCGATGCCCGTGCGAGCCCGCGCGCGAGTCCTCTTCGCGCACGAGGAACTCACCACCGGGACTCCGCAGGCGATCGCGGCGGCGGTGCAGAAGCGCTGCGCCGAGGCCAAGGCTGCCATCGTCGCGAACCTGAAGGCCACGCTGGCCACGCTGGCCGCGCTGGAGGCCAAGCCATGATCGCCGACCTGCTGCGCGCGTTCGTCGAGGCGGTCATCGTGCGCGAGATGCGCCCGGGTCTGCCGCCGGGTGCCCGTGCCGAGCGCGTGTTCATCGCTCGGAGCGGCTTCCCGGTCCTCGAGTGGAGCGCTCGATGATCTCCCCCGCCCAGCAGCAACTCGACGAGGCCCTGACCAACGCCGGCCACAACGACACCTGCCCCGCGTTCGAGGGCCACCGCTGCCCGGGGTATCCGGCGTGCGGCGGGAACCCGGTGGATGACGCGCTGTACGCTGCAGTCGGCGCGGACCGGGCGGCCGAGCAGGCCAAGCGCCCGCGCCTGGTCAGCGAGGTCAAGGACCACATCGCGGCCGGCGTCAACGAGATGCGCGCGCGCATCGCCGCGGGGGAGGGCCCGAAGTGCAGACTCTGCGGCGCGCCGTATGGAACCGATGAGCCGCACCACTGCATCGGCGAGAATGCCCTGGTGTTCACCGGAGCCCAGGCAGCCGCGATCGAACGCTGGAAGGTCGCCGCGCGAAGGCTGAAGGCGATCAGCGCCGAGCACCAAGCTGCGCAGCGCGAGTACCAGGAGGCGCATCAGGCAGCAGCCGATGCGGTCGCGGGGGCATGAGGAAGCCAGCAACCACCGTGCTCACGCGGGATATCTGCAGCGATGACCTCGACGATGAGGACGCGAGCATTCGCATCTACCACAGGTTCAGGATGGTTATCACCAACAAGGGCACGACCTACATCATCAACGACATGAAGGTATCAGCCGAGGTCTATCGAGACGCCCTCGCTACGCTCGCAGCTGGACCGGGGCAGCGCGCATGACCCGCATCGTCATCTGCGGCGGCCCGCGCACCGGGAAGACGACGCTGGCGCGCGACCTCTACCGCGGTGCCGTGCCGGGCTTCGCGGACCACGGGCTCATCTCCAGCGATGCCATCCACCACACCGACACCGTGATGGGGATAAGCGGAATGGACTGGTCAGGGGCGTCCCGGTTCGTGGCCTACGAGTGGTTCACTCTGCCCGGCCCCTGGATCATCGAGGGCGTCGCGGTCTCGCGCGCGCTGCGGAAGTGGCGCGAGGCTCACCCCGGTGAACCACCGCCGGTCGACCGCGTCATCCGCCTGACCACGCCGCACGTCGAGCTCACGCGGGGCCAGGCTGCCATGGACAAGGGCGAGGCGACCGTCTGGGCCGAGATCGAAGACTGGCTGCTCGAGTCCGGCGTGGAGGTCGAGTACCGCGCGGAGGCAGCGGCGTGAGCGAGCGCTGTCCGTTCTGCGACCGGGACACGGGAGGCCAGCGCGGGCACATCACGCCGCGCACGTTGCCGGTCGATGTGTCGCTCAAGCTGTTCACAGTGCCGGTCACGCCTGACCTGAAGACGTGGATCGACGTGCGGACGTGCAAGCGGCCCGAGTGCCGCTACGCCGCGCGGACGTTGCCGCTGGACCGCATTCCAGAAGCAGGGGCGTGACCCGCGGGCACGCGGTTACGCTCCTCGTCCTCATCCTCGCCATGGCCCACCTACCCGCCAGCGGACGCGACGTCCTCGCAGCCCTCGGAGCCAAGCGGCCGGTCGAGACCGACGCCGGGCGCGCCGCGGAGACCCAGACCGCCACCGCTCTGCTGCGGTCCATCTACGCGCCGAAGCAGGCCGCGTTCTTCCGGCCCGGCAAGCCCTGGAAGGCGACTCGCAAGACGCGCCGCGCCGGCATCACCACCATCGGCGTGCGCGAGCTATTGGCGCGCTGCATCGAGACCCCAGGGTATCGCGCCACGTACTTCGCGAGCACCCGAAAGGAGGCTGAGGATCGCGCTTGGAGGTCCGACACCAAAAGTGGTCTCGTCGATGTGCTGCTCAAGCTCGCCGAACCCGTCGACCACCCGACGCTCCAGGCGTACAAGCTCGGCGGCGTCACCATCGAGGTCCGCGAAGGTGACCTCAAGCTCGTGTTCTCGAACGGCTCCGAGATCGAGCTGTTCGGCGTCGACAACCAGCGCTCCCATCGAAAAAAGCGCGGCGGCGCCAAGCACCTGATCTGGATCGACGAGGCGCAGGACTTCGCGCTCCTCGAAGAGTTCTTCGACGCGGTGATCGTGCCGATGTCGGACTTCGGCATCGAGGTCTGGATGACCGGGACCCCCGGCGTCGACTGCGCCGGCATGTTCTACGAGATCACCAAGGAGCCCGAGGAGGGCGAGGAGCCTCTATCCGGCTGGGACGTCCACACGCTCGCCCAGGTCGACAACCCGTTCTTTGGTCACGTCGTGGACTCGACCGATCCCGAGGGCCGCACGGTCTACTACGTCGAGGACAACCTCTACGCTGACTCGCGGCTCTCCGCGGAGAAGCGCGCGGCACACCGCTACGGCCCGTTTGATACCACGGCCGACGCTGAAGCCGAGGCAGTGCGCGTGCGATGGGAACAGACCGCCGGCGAGGCGATGCGCGCCAAGGGCTGGAAGGGCGACGAGCCCCAGTTCGTGCGCGAGTTCCTCGGCAAGTGGGTCAAGGAGGACGCGCGCTATGTCTACCCGGTGCACGGTCGGCCGAAGCACGATCTGTTCTTCGCGCCGCAGCGCCTGTGCCCGAACCCGTTCGTCGGCACCGATCCACGCTTCGACGGCCACCCACCCTGGTACGATCACCACGCTGCGGTGCGTGACCTGCCGCGGCTCGGTCGCGACCGACGGCCGCACGAATGGCTCTACTCGCTGTGGTTCGACTTCGGCTTCTGGCCTGACCCGTTCGCCTGCGTGCTGTGGGCGTTCACCACGACGCTGAACCACGTCTACGAGATGTTCAGCTGGAAGCAGACGAAGGTGCACGCCGACGATCAGGCCAGGTACATCAGGCTCCTGTGGGACGTCGAACCGGCGATCGTGTCGTTCGGCGGAGATTCCGCGGGGAAAGAGGCCGACTTCGCCGAGTGGAAGCGTCGCCTCAACCTGCCACTGGAACCAGCGAACAAGCAGGGGAAGGAGACGCTCGAGGAGCTGCTAGCGGGCGACATTCGCGGCGGGCTGGTCCACTTCCGTGATGGCTCGCCGGTCTACAAGGACAAGGACGGCAAGCCCTTGCAGTCACCGCTCTACACCGAGATGCGACACCTGACCTACCTGCCGACGGCACCGGGCAAGCCGCGCAAGGTCCACAAGCACCGCAAGGTCAACGGCGTGGTCCATGGTGATCACTGCTGTGACGCGGGGCGCTATGGATTCGCAGACCTGACCCACTACCTGTCGAAGCTTGCGTCCGACAAGCCCCAGCCCGGCTCCCGCGAGGCGTACGCGGCCGAAGAGGAGCGCGAGCAGCGCGCGATCGAGAACGCCGAGCTCCGCCGCGCCCGCGAGATGGCTGAACACGACGAGCTTGCGCGCGAGTACGGCGGCGGTGATGATGCGGGGTACCCATGGCAATAACGCTCGACGACATCCGCAAGACGAAGACCAGCGACCTGCTCTGTCTGCTGAACCCCGACGTGATGATCGCCGCGATCGGCGATGCCGAGGTGAACCAGGAACAGTTGAAGGTGCTCTACGTCGCCATCGCCGCGGAGATCGACCGCCGCATCCCGGTGCCCGCATGATCCGCTGGTGGAACGCCGGGCGCTACGAGCGCGAGTGCGCCGAGTTCGACGCCGCGCACCCGCTCTCGCGTCAGGTCTGGGAGTCGCTGCAGCGGTCGGAGCGGTGGTGGTGGTTCGCCGACTTCTTCGTCTACCCGCGCGACTCGCTCCTCGGGCGCGAGCCGGCGCCGGACCCGTGGGAGGAGTTCGCGAACCGCGTCTACCTCGAGATGTGGGCCAAGTGGTCCGCGTACAACCCCGTGCTCCTCGTCGGAGTGTGACCCTATGAAGCGCAGCATCAACGCCCACGAGCCCCGGGTCTCCACTCGCGGCGGACAGACCTCGATGTCCTGCCGCTGCGCTCTGCTGCCGACGAAGAAGTTCAACCGACCGGACAGAGCGTGGCGCTACTACGACCAGCACGTGCAGCGGGCCGAGCGGTCCGCTCGGAGGCCCAGCACATGAGCAAGATCGTCCGCTACTCGAACGGAGACGAATGACCACCCCCGCACACGACGAGGCCGGCAACGTCATCCCGATCGACCCGTGCTCGACGGTCGGGCAACTGGTCCAGTTACTCGAGTACTGCCGCGCCAAGGACTACCGCATCGGGCCCGTGGTTCGGATCGACGGTCTCGCGGTCCAGATCGAGGACCTGAGGCAGTCGCGCAACTTCGGCGCGCAGCCGATGCCCGACGAAGGTCCGTGGAAGGCAGTGGGCTACGACCCCGACAAGGAGGGCGGATGAAGGCGAGCAAGTGGCAGCATCGCGCCGGGCCGCATCCAAACCTGAAGCTCATCGGTCGCAATAGGGCCATCGTGCGCAAGGTGGCCGAGGGCTCTACCCTGCAGCAGGTCGCGGATGAATTCGAGCTCAGCCGCGACCGCATCAGGCAGATTCTCGCGAAGGAGGGCAGATGACCCCCGGCAACGAGAGCGACGGGCGCCACGACCGCTCGAATTGGGCGCCCATCGAGGAACGCCGTGCGCAGGTCGAGCGCTGGAAAGCGGAGGCGCGCCAGCGGCGGCAGGAGATCGACCGCTGGGTCAACGACGGAGGACGAGCATGAACGACACGCCGATGTGCTACGGAGCGGAGACCGCGCTACCCGCGCGCTCCATCCGCGCCGCGCACTTTTTCGATCGCGACAGCACGACGTGCCGATGCGGCGCGCGGACGCGGGACCTCCGCAACAGCCCTGGCCACGCACTTCCCGGCGACGAGGACCGATGATGATGCTCGCGCTTCATCCAGACCCCGGGACCGGGAAGTACTGGCGCCTGACGCTCGTGGTAGGTGACATCGAGCTGTCGAGCGACGTCGCGCTGCGCGATGAGCCGGCGCACGCGTTGGCGGCTGCCGGGAGGGTCGCCGAGGAGCTCGGCCTCACCGTGACCGGACCGGACCAGTGGGAGCGGCTCAGTCCCGGCGACGAGGACCGACGATGAGCATCACCACCGCCCTATACAACTTCGAGAGCCCGCAGTACACAGGCTGCATCTGCAAGATCCACCCGTGGGGTGCACGCGCCGATGGTTGCCCGGAACACGGGCTGCAGCCGTTGACCACCGACCGCGTGACCCTCACTGACACCTTGCGCCAGGCGGTCAAGCGCGGTGACCTGCTCAAGATCTTGCCCCGGATGACCGCAGACGAGGTTGCGATTGCCGAGCGCGGGCTGCCGAGCGAGTGGTTCCGCGCGCAGGTCCGCGCCGCGTGGAAGGCACTGCGACGATGACCGCCTTCACCGCGACCGGCCGCTGGAGGGTCTACTTCAACCGGCACAGCGCGGCGGGGCTGCCCTGGTGCGTTGCGCCGGACGAGGGCGGGTGGGAGCTTGCGACGCCGGCCGTGGTCTTGTTCGCCAAAGCCGAGACCGTCTATCAGCCCAAGGCCACGCCGGACGACGAGGACGGCCGTCCGAGCGCCTGGTTTCTCGTCGAGGGCTGCCTGACCGTCTTCCCGGACGGCCGCGTCCGCATCGGTGGCTGATCGATGACCTAGACTCACGTCCCAACCTCTGGTAATCTCTCACCGCTCGCTTGAACAAGTCCGTGGGCGCTCTCCGCCCATGGCATCACGACGACGAAAGCAGAGCGATTCGATCCAGCGCGACCAGCACTGGCATCGGCTCCCCGTCGGAAGCGACGACTTCCACAGCTACGTCGTCCCGTTCGCCAAGGACCTGCTCCGCATCGAGAGCGGGTTCCACGCGTTCAACGCGGCGAAGGTGCGCATGTACCGCGGCGTCGACATCGAGCTCTCGCGCGCCCGCGAGGCGATGCTGACCCTCGAGCGGATGGGTCGCGGCATCGCCAGGCTCAACGCGCTCAAGGCCATCTGCGACACGTTCTCCAGCCGGCTCTCGAAAGACCGCCCCATGCCCGGGTTCGTGGTCGACGGCGCGGACTGGGACCTGAAGCAGAAGGCCCACAAGTTCCGCGAGTTCATCGTCGGGCAGATGCTCGAGACCGAGTTCGACGACCTGTCGCGCGACGCGCTCCATGACGGGACGCGGCTGGGCTGGGGCTGGACCCGCATCGATGACGACGGCGAGGGCATCATCGCCGAGCGGATCCCGTTCAACGACCTGCTCTTCGATCGACGCGAGTGCAAGTACGGCAAGCCGCAGAACGCGATCCGCGTGCACCGCGTGGCCCGCGATCACCTGGCCGAGCTCTACCCCGACGAAGAAGACTGGATCCTGCACGAAGCTCCGAGCGCGGTGCGGCGCAAGGACGACGAGGACGCGACCAGCGGCCCGCGCATGGGGGATCTCGAGGACTACGTGGACGTCTTCACGGCGATCCACCTGCCGAGCACGCCGACGAGCGACCGCGGCCGGCGCGTGGTCGTCATCGATGGCGCCACGCTGGCGAGCGAGCGGTGGCACGAGCCGCGGTTTCCGTGGTCCCAGTTCCAGTTGATGAAGCCCGACGAGGGCCTGTTCCCCGACGGGTTCGTGGTGCAGCTGGCGCACCTACAGCACCGGGTCAACTGCATCGTGCGCGACCTGCAGTTGAACCTGACCGCGACCGGGCGGGGCTTCTTCCTCCAGAACGAGGCGAATCGCATCCCCGTCGAGCAGATGACGGGCATGCAGCCGTTCGTGATGACCTACAAGGGCTCGCAGGCTCCGACCTGGCAGACGCCGGCGCCGGTCAACCCCGCGCAGGTCAGCCTCTTGGACAAGTTCATCGAGGAGATGTTCAACATGACCGGCGTGTCGCGCGCGTCGGCGGAGAGCCGCTCGACGCTCGGCCCCGGGGCATCCGGCGTGGCGTTGGACACCCAGTACGACATCGACAGCGACCGCTTCCGCATGCCCCAGGCGAACTACGCGCGGTACCGGCTCGACGCCTCGCAGCGCTACCTCGATGCCGCCGCGCGCGTGGCCCGGCGCCGGCAGGAGGGGAAGGGCGGCAAGCGCTCGTGGGTCGCGACGACGTGGAAGGGCCGCGACGCCATCCAGCGCCTCGACTACGACAAGGTGACCCTCAAGGAGGGCACGTACCGCCTGCGCATCGAGCCCGTGGGCTTTCTGCCCGACACGCGCGCGGGCAAGCTGAGCGTGGTCGAGCAGCTCGCCAAGGCCGGCGTGATCCCGCGCTGGATGGTGCCGGCGCTGATGCTCGACTCGCCGGACCTCGTCGAGGCGCAGCGGATCATCCTCGCCCCGTACCGGAACTGCCTGCGCAAGATGGACGAGCTCATCGACGTGGACCTGCCGGCGCCGATGCCCGAGGCCTACAACGACCTCGACCTCGAGCTCAACATCTCGGTCGCGTTCTACAACTGGGTGCAGACCGAGAAGGCCCCCGAGGAGGTGCAGACGCGGTTCCGCACCTACTGCGATCTGGTCACCGACGCCATCAAGCAGCGCGACGCGGCCAAGGCGCAGGCAGCCGGCCCCGCCCCCGGCGCGATGCCCGGCCCGGCCGACGCGTTCCCGGGGGCCTCGATGCCCCCCGCCCCGCCCGGTGGCGGCGCGCCCTCCCCGCTCCAACCCATGCCGGGCGGCGTCCCCCTGATGCCCCAGGGCCCGCTTCCCCAGCCACCCATGATCGGCGCCATCCCGGCTGCCGCCTGAGGACCACCCCAGATGAAGCTCGACACCATCATCCCCATCGACCAGGCGCAGGTCGCCGAGGTCGGCCAGCGCCGACTTGGCAAGTACCAGGTTCTCGGCACGTGGAAGAAGACGGCCATCTCGGCCGCCGACTTCGGCACCACGTTTACCCCGCGGACTCCAGAGGACGAGCAACTCTGGCGCGAGGCCGCTGCCCGGGACGCCGCGCGCTTCGCACCGTTCGCCGCGGAGCACGGGAACTGGGGCGAGCAGGACGACGGCCGCGGGCTCCGCGCCGCCGTCCCGGTCTCGATCCGCCTCGCCATCGACCCGACCCTGGCCCCGGAAGGTGACGAGTAATGCCGGAGATCGTGTCCGAGGTCACCCAGCGCGCCACCGGCGGCGTTGGCAACAGCGCGGCCGCGCGCCCGGTCATCAGCCAGGCCGTGACCGTCGGCGGCGCCGTCACGAACCTGCCGTCCGCCCGGGACCGCGGCGACCGCGACGCCCCGGCCCCCGGCGGGACCATTCAGCACGAGGTCCGCGCGAACGCCGCGCGCCCGCTCCCCGAGTCCGCCCGCAAGCTGCTCGAGGTCCTGGACCGGCCCGCGGACGACAAACCGGCGCCGGCCGGCGACCTGAAGCCAGCCGCGGCGACACCGGCGGCTCCGCCCGCAACGCCACCGCTCGGAGCCCCCGCGCAGCCCGCCGCGCCGGAAGCCAAGGCAGAGCCCGAGAAGCAGCCCGCGGCAGCCCCCCATGCCGCCGAGCTCGAGCGCGTGCTCGCGCAGAACCGCGCCCTGACCGAGGAGGTCGGCCGGCTCAAGACCGCGCCGCGCCACGAGCCCTCGCCCCGCGACAAGGCCCTCGATGAGATCGAGCGCACCTACCTCGAGAACCCGCGCGCATCGGTCCGCCGCCTGATCGCGGTCGCGCTCGGACACGAGGACCCCAAGCACCCTGACGTCGACAGCGAGATGAAGGGCCTTCTGCAAGAGCTCTTCTCCGACGACGCCGGCGTGCCCATCGACGACACCCGACAGGCCAAGATCGAAGCCGCTCGCACGAGGCACCTCCTCGCGCGCGACAAAAGACAGCGGACGGCCGAGCAAGCAGCTGCGAGCGCGCCCCCGGAATCCTCCGAGGACAAGCAGACGGCTGCCGATACGCAGGTGCTCAGCAACCTGCTCGACACGCACAAGGTGGACGGCAAGTCGTTCGCCGAGCGCTACCCGCTCATGATGAGCGTGTCGCAGAAGGTCCATGGCATCAAGCCGGCGGACCTCCTGCGCACGTTCATCTACGAGGGGTTTGCGACCGGGGAATACGACCGCGCCAAGCCTGCCGGAGAGCTGATCGAGCTGGCTGCCAAGCGCGCCGAGGCACTCTACCAAGACCTGCACGACACGCTCGGGCGGGCACGACCAACCAGCACCGCACAGCCGACCACCGCACCCGAGATCGCGAACAAGGAGGGGCAAGGACAAGCGCCCCGATCGATCACGAATGCAAGCGCGAGCGTGGCACCCGCCACGCCGCCGGCAAAGCCAGACACCAGCGCACCACCCAAGCGGTACCGGACGACCGAGGAGAAACGCCTCGCCATCATCCAGCGCCACACGGGGGAGCGATGATGCTCTGACTCGCGGTGCTCCCCAAAAGGAGCACTCTCGTGACCGATTTTACCACGACCAATCAGGACGCGATCCTTCGCGAGGTCTACACCGACGAGGCTGTTCAGCAGCAGTCGTACGGTGAGAACCCGCTGTTCGCGTTCATCCAGAAGAAGCGCGGGAAGATGGCCGGCGGTCGCCGGTACATCCAGCCCGTCGAGTTCGGCAACCCGGGCGGAACCAGCGCCGGCTACGCGGAGGCGATGACCTACAACACGGTCAGCTCGTACGAGGACTTCGCGATCCCGCGCAAGTTCCAGTACCAGCGCGTCAAGATCGCGCACGAGCTGCTGTTCGCGACCGAGAAGAAGAGCGAGGCCGCGGTCAATGCGCTCGCCGAGTTTGACCGAGGCTTCAAGAGCTTCGGCGAGAAGATCGGGCGCCGGTTGTACCGCACCCAGGGCGGCTCGCTCGGTCAGCTCGCGCTGTCCAGCACCACCACGACCACGCTGTCCTTCACCGACAACGCGGCCGTCTTCAACTTCCAGATCGGCCAGACCATCGTCTTCTCGACCACGGACGGCACCGGCTCGCTGCTCGACAGCGGCGACAGCACGACCGTGACCGCGGTCGACCACGAGGCCGGGACCGTCACGATCGCGGACGACCTCGGCACGAAGATCGCCGGCATCACCACGAGCTCGTTCGTCTTCCAGATCGGCGACTACAACGCGTGCCTCGCCGGCACCGAGGACTGGCTGCCCGTCGACAACCGGGCGACCAAGCTGGCGGCGAGCTTCAACGCGGTGACGCGGTCCGCGGCCCCGGTCTACCTGGGCGGCGTCTACATGGACGGGACCACGTTCGGCGCGCTCGACGAGGTCTTCATCAAGCTCGCGGGCAAGACCGGCAAGTACGGCGGCAAGCCGGACTATGCCTTCGCGAACCACGAGAGCCTGTCGGACCTCGAGCTGGTGTCGAACAGCCGCGTGCGCATCATGGGCGCGCTCGACACCAAGATCATCGGCGGCGATGGCGACATCATCGTCGGGTTCGGCGGCTATCGCGTGCTCGTCGGCGGGCGCCCGGTCGATGTCTACCCGGACCGCAACTGCCCGTCCAACCGCTTCCTGCTGCTCCAGCTCTCGACGTGGACGCTGTGGCACACGGGCGACCTCATCAACTGGCTCGGCGAGTCCTACACGGGCAACAAGATGCAGCCGTCCCGCGAGGACGACAGCGCGGAGTCGCGGCTCGGCGGCTACATGAACCTGGGGTGTTCGGCCCCGGGCTTCAACGGCGTGGCCAAGATCAACCCGAGCACCTGAGGAGGAGCACCATGACCGCACAGGGCTCCAACCGAGGACACAACCCAGTCGAGACGCCGCGCACGGCAGTGAAACTGCTGTTCGCGCACGCGACCGGCGGCGGCTCGGGCAACTGCACCTTCGACACCGCGGAGGGCCAGAACGGCGAGATCGTCTCGATGACGCGCTCGTCGGCTGGCACCTACGCAGTCGTCTTCCGGTACGCGTATCCCGAGCTGAAAGATGCATTCGATTTCAAGTTCGTCGGCGCCACCGCGAACATGAACGGCCGAGCGTCGGCGGTGGATGTCACCGCGGCAACGGCCACGTTCGTGTTCTGCATCGGCGGCACGCCGACGGATATCCCCACCACCGACACCGTCTATGTCAGCTGGGCCGTCCGGTCCAGCGGGAAGAACAAGTGATTCCATGCTGAGCGAAACCCATCTCTCCGAGGTCGGCAACTTCAACTCCGAGGTCACCGGCCAACTGCGCCCGGCCCTCGGCGGCGGCATCGACGCGGTCTCCGCGGCCGGCGCGTGCGATCTCACCAAGTACCTCACCGAGCTCACCATCTCTGGGACGAAGGCGTACACGCTCGCCGCGCCCACCGTGGCGGGCCAGCGCAAGCGGGTCCGGTGCGTCTCTGCGGCGAGCACTCCGGCCGGCACGCTGACCGTGTCCTCGCCCGACGACACGACCGGCTTTGTCTGTCCGGCAACGTTCTTCTTCGACAACGTGGGGCAGACGATCGAATTCCAGGCCACCACCGGGCTCAAGTGGCGCTGCATTCAGAAGATCCGCACCGGCGTCAAGGCGATCGTCATCGGCACCACGGTGCTCACCGGCATCTGCGACATGAGCCACGTGGACGTGTCGGTGACCGGGACCGTCGCGTCCACGTCCACCAAGGCCCTGCCCAACGGCGCTGCGATCGGCGAGATCTGCGCGATCACGTGCAGCACCGCCGCGAGCACGCCCCATGGCGACCTCGGCGGCACCTTCGTGAAGAAGGACGGCACCGAGACCGGCGTGCAGCTCGATGATTTCACGCTCGTGACCGACATGGCGCTGATCATGTGGACCGGGTCGGCGTGGAAACCGCTGATGCTGACCGGCACCACCCTGACCATCGCGTGATGTCATGGCTCTCCTCGTCGCCGACATTGCAGGCTTGACCGCGGTGCCGCGCGACGAGGCGCTGCAGATCCTGGAGGACCGATGAGCTTCACGCTCGCGCAGATCATCACGACGATCCGCAACCGCGGGAACCTGCGCAACACGGTGCGCTTCCCCGACTCGGTGATCACCCCGGAGGCGCAGGCCGCGTTCGGCGAGCTCTACGGGCTCATCGTCCAGCACCACCGCGGGTTCTTCGACACGGACACCACGGTGCCGACGGTCGCGGCGCAGGCCTACGTCGCGCTGCCCACCGGCACCTGGTCCATCCGTGCGGTCGACCTGCTCGACGGGACCCGCTACGTGCCGCTGGTCAAGGTCGGGATCAAGGACCGCAACCGCTACGGCTCGCCGAGCGAGACCGCGCAGCCGGTCGCGTACCGGCGCACCGCGCGCGGCATCGACCTGTTCCCGGTGCCGAACGCCATCTACACGCTGCGCATCACCTACACCCCGGTCGCGCCGACGCTCGATAGCAACGCGCGCGACTACTACAACGGGTGGGAGGAGTACGTCATCAGCGGCGCGCTCATCCGGCTCTGCGGCACGCAGAAGACCGAGTCGAGCACGTGGCAGAAGGTCATCGCGGCGACCGAGGCGCGCATCATCAACGAGGCCAGCGAGAGCACGACCCAGGGCCCCGAGTATCTGAACCTGTACGGTGACGGGGACGGGATCGAGGACTGGGACCGCCCGGTCGACTGGAGCTGGTGATGGGCCGCGATACCCTCACGTTCGACACGCTCGACGAGGCCATCGCGGAGGCGCTGCGAGGCGCGCCGGCCGGTTCGGTCATCGAGATCCACGGCGAGGCCTGCGAGGGCCGCGAGGAGCCAGACCCGCCGTACGACGTCATCGGCTGCACCTGCATGCCCATGGTGTTCGTCGCGCAGGAAGCAAGCGCGTAGATGGCGGGCCGCCGCGCGCAGCCCCCCGGCCCGGTGCCGGCGCTGTCCCTGGCCGCGACCGGGCACCCGCCCACCGACCGCGTCAACAAGCAGGTGGAGAGCGCCGTCCAGGACCTGCAGACCAAGGCCCGGGACGCGGCGTCCGGCATCTCCGCGCTCACCGCCCGGGTGACCACGCTCGAGGGCGAGGTCAGCGGCCGGCTGCTGGCCGCGCCGATCCGGCTGACCGGCACCGGGTCCGGCACCCTGCCGGCGGGGACGTGCCTCGTCGACCTGGAGGGCGTCGGCGGTGGTGGCGGTGGTGGAGGTGCGAACGGCAATGGCGGCGGGAACATCGCGGCCGCGGCCGGCGGCTCGTCCGGTGTCCGGCTGCACACGCGGATTGGCACCCCCGGCGTCCCGTTCACGACCCTGGCCTACTCGTGGTCTGCCGGCGCGGGCGGCGGCGGGGGGAATGGCACGCCGACCAACGGCGCCGTCGGCGGGGACACGACCGTCACGCTCAACGGCACGGCGTACACGATGAAGGGCGGCGGGGGTGGCGCTGGCGCGACCGGGATCGCCGGGTCGGGGAACTACGCCCCCACGGCGCCCGCCGGCGGCACGTCCGGCGTGGCCGGCGAGTCGTCCTACGGCAACGGCGAGAACGGCATCATGATCGGCGGCGCCGCGTGGTTCTCAGGATCCGGTGGCGAGACGCCGATGGGCGCGGGCGGGCTGTCGGTTGGCGGCACGACGAACGGGGTCAACGGCGCCGGCATGGGCGGCGGCGGCAGCGGCGCTGCTGCCTCGGGCGCAGGCACGGCCACCGGCGGCAACGGCGCTGCCGGCGGAGCCTTCATCACGCCGTATAGCTAGGAGTACACATGACCACGCTACCCCAGATCGGATTGACTCTTCCCACGCGCGGACCCTCGGGCTCCGGGCACTGGGCCGACGTGCTCGACGCGAACCTCGCGCTGCTGGACTCACATACGCACCAGAGTGGGAGCGGAGCCCGCATCACACCACTCGCCATCAACATCGACCGGGACCTGTCGTTCAATTCCTCGTGGGCGGCGACCGCGCTCAACCGGGTGACCTTCACGGCCGTCACGCCGCCCGCGGTCAACCGCTCCGTCTTCGTGGGCGACGGGACCGGCGGCACCACCGCGAACGAGCTCTACTGGACCAGCAGCGGCGGCACGAACGTCAAGATCACGTCGGGCAACGCGCTCAACGTCGGGGCGTTCGTCGGCGGGATCGTGGACGACTACGCCAGCGTCGGGGCGCAACTCGGCTACGACAACGGAGCGAAGCGGTACACGTTCAAGGAGGGCACCGGCGACTCGAACCGATGGGCGCGGGTCTACTGCGGCGGGGTTCGCCTGGCCGAGTTCAACACCACGGAGGCGTTCTACATCGAGCAGGTGGTGCCAGCCGCGCTGGCCGTTTCCTACACGATGACCTGGCCCACGGCGCTCCCTGGCACGACCGCGCTGCAGCAGATCGACAACACCGGTCAGATCATCTGGAGCAACACTGTACCCAACGCGCTCACGATCTCATCTGGCGGAGCTGCGATCACTGGCA